AAATAAGGAATAGTTTGCGTAAGCTAAGAGATAGATCAAGGGAGTTAGTAAGAAACAATCCTTATGCTAGACAAGCAAAACGTACAACACAAATAAATATTGTTGGTACAGGTATGAAGTTTCAGTCTCTTGTTGTGCAGCAACGAGGTGGTAAAAGAGATCAGAGGGTAAATAATATTATTGAGGAAGCATGGTCAGAATGGACACAAGCAGATAGTTGTGATTGTGCTGGTAAATATAGCTTTCATCAATTTGAATGGTTAGCTTCTGGTGCATTATGTGAGTCAGGTGAAGCAATTTTTAGAATTGTTAGAAAACCATTTGGCAATTCAGAAGTACCTCTTGCTTTGCAAATGATAGAAAGTGATTTGCTTGATGAAGAATATGATGGCAAAACACTAAATAAAAATAACGAATGGCGTAACGGCGTAGAAGTTGACGAATGGGGGCGAGCTTTACGTTACGCGATATTAACTAAACACCCTGGCGATGCATATTATCTTGATTATTCTGCCAACCGAAAGCTACATATTTTTGTTCCAGCAGAAGATATAATTCATCTATTTCTTCCAGAAAGACCTGGCCAAAATAGAGGTGTACCTTGGTTTCATAGTGTTATGGCTGATATGCACCAATTACAAGGTTACGAAGAAGCTGCTGTTATTAGAGCAAGAGCCGGTGCAAGTATAATGGGATTTATACAGAACGATCAAGGAGAATTAATTGGTGACGATGTCGAAAACCATCAGCGCATACAATCCTTTGAGCCTGGTACTTTTCGTTATCTTATGCCTAACGAATCTGTTACTGTTCCTGACATTGATTATCCAAGTCAGCAATATGAGATGTTTGTAAAAAACAAAATTAGGCGTTTTGCAACAGGAATAGGGTGCAGCTTTGAAACTATATCAAAAGATTTTTCAGAAACTAATTATTCAAGTTCAAGGCTTAGTTTGTTAGAAGATAGAGAGCATTGGAAGTTTTGTCAGAAATATATAATTGATAATTTTCATTATCGAATATTTAAAGAATGGTTAGATCTTGCAGTTTTATCTGGTGTAATAGATTTTCCTGATTATGCTTCTAATTCAAAAAGATATTGCAAGCCAAGATGGACTCCACCAGCACAACATTATGTTGATCCGCTAAAAGAAATAAAGGCATATCGTGAGGCAGAACAGGCTGGTTATATGACCAAGTCACAAGTCATAGCACAGACAAATGGTGGTGATTATGACGATATTATTTCTGAGATAGCAAGAGAGCAAGAGGTTGCCAAGTCACTAGGTGTAACATTAGATAAAGATCTAGATTTAGAAGTTGAGATGGGTCAGTTATCTCTTGACATACCTCAACCAGAACAGACAGAGCAACCTCCAAGATCTAGAAAACGTAAAAAATCTAGTTAATTATGGCAAATGTCAGCGGAACAGAGATCAACCTCAAACCAACACAAGGAATGGTTACTGAGGCCAAAAGATACAAAGCGTGGAAAGAGGAAGGTAAGGCTGGTGGTACGCAAGTAGCTGCTGTAAGAGCTAGTCAAATAATTAGTGGCAGAGAACTATCTGCGGATGTTGTAGTTCGTATGTTTAGTTTTTTTAGCCGCCATGAAGTAGATAAAAAAGCAGAGGGTTTTAGGAAAGGAGAAAAAGGATATCCGTCAAAAGGAAGAGTGGCATGGGCTGCATGGGGCGGAGATAGCGGCTTTAGTTGGAGTCGTGGAAAAGCTGCTGCAATAAAAAAAGCTCGAGAAAGAGCAGAAGTTATTGAAATGGCAAGGCCATATCCAAATGAACACGCAGCAACAATCGTTAATTCTGACCAATTTGATACATTTAGAAGGTCAAATGATGAAAGAGGCGAGGGTATAGACTATATTTTTGGTATAAAGGATAATGAAGAGGGAGCAGAACTACAATCAATTCGATTTAGACTGACTCAGTATTCATCATCTCAGGCTTTAGATTGGCTCGAAGAAAATGAATTCGATCCAGTTAAATTTGAACCAGCCACCAATGAAAAAACTATGACTGAAGAAATTCAAAAGGTAGAAAGAGCAGAGCCAGATGCTTTAAAAACAGGTGACTTTGTATCTTGGAACGCTAGTGGAGGTCGAGCTAGGGGGAAAATTACAAGAATTGTACGCGATGGAAAGATTGATGTTCCTAGTAGTTCTTTTGTAATTAACGGCACACCAGAAGACCCTGCTGCTTTAATACAGGTTTATAGAGATGGTGAGTCTACTGATATTTATGCAGGGCATCGATTTTCGGCACTTACAAAAATTGCCGATATTAGAACGATTGATGTTGGAGATAAATTTGAGCGTAAAGAAGTTACGGATTTCAAAAATGTGAAATCACGCACATTTGAGTTTCCATTTAGTTCTGAATTTGCTGTAAAACGCTACTTTGGTAACGAAGTGTTAAGCCACGATGAGGGCGCAGCAGATTTATCTCGATTAAATGATGGTGGCGCTGTTCTATTCAATCACGATATGAACAAACCAATTGGTGTTGTTGAACGTGCTTACATAGATCCAAAAGATAAGCGTGGATACGCTAAAATCCGCTTCTCGCGTAATAAATTTGCTTCTGAAGTCTTAGAAGACGTTAAAGATGGTATTTTACGCGGTATTTCTTTTGGTTATCAAATAAATGATATGGAAGAAATGGAAGATGGAATGCGCGCAACTAACTGGTCTGTACACGAATTATCAGTTGTAACTGTCCCGGCGGATCCCACAATTGGAATAGGAAGAAGTTTGATAGAACCCTCACAAGGTAATAGTATTAATATAGAAGATAAGTCTCCTCAAGAGGAGATAAATTCTGCGGAAGTATCCGCATCACCCTCGGTTCGCACTATGGAAGAATCAACTAAAGAAACTGCGGTTGAGGCGGAGAAATCCGTTGATATCGACATCAAAGCCGAAATTCAACGTGCTATTGATGAAAACAATGCTCGTACAGCATCAATCACTTCGTTATGTCGTGAGTTTGGAAAGTATGGAGCAGAAGAGCTTGCTGACTCATTAATTAAGGGAAATAAAACTCCCGAAGAGGCTAAAGCAGCAATCCTCGATCTTGTTAAAAACAAGGCAGAGGTTCGTAATACACCCATCCGTTCAACAGACATGACACAAAACGATGTTGGCTTAGACCAAAAAGAGGTTAAGCAATTCTCTTTCTTAAGAGCATTAAACGCACTAGCAAACCCAACAGATCGCGCTGCACAAGAAGCAGCAGCTTTCGAGAGAGAGGTATCTGATGCAGCTTCTAAAAAATATGAGAAGCCAGCTAATGGAATCCTTGTTCCTAACGAAGTTCTAAGAAGAGACTTAAACGTAGGTACAGCAACAGCTGGTGGTAACTTAGTTCCTACAGAACTACTTGCTGGATCATTCATTGACATTCTTAGAAAGAGAATGGCTGTGATGGCAACTAATCCAACAATGCTCACAGGATTGTCTGGTAACGTGTCTATCCCAAGAATGACATCTACATCAACTGCATATTTTGTAGGCGAGTCAGGCGCTCCAACTGAGAGCCAACAGGCGTTCGACCAGGTCAACATGACACCTAAGACGATTGGTGCATTTGTTGACTACTCTCGTAGATTACTTCTTCAGTCTTCAATAGACGTTGAGGCAATGATCAGGGATGATATTGCAAAAGTTATTGCTACTAAGTTAGATAACGCAGCTATTTATGGATCTGGTAGTTCTAACGAGCCACTTGGCATTAAGGACACAACAGGTGTTGGTACACAGACAATTAGTACATTTGGTACTTTTGCTGAGTACATCGGAATGGAAACAGATGTTGCGGCTGCAAACGCAGATGTAGCTAATATGTTCTACTTAATAAATGCTTCTGCAAGAGGTGCATTGAAGTCAACAGAGAAGGCTTCAAACACAGCGCAGTTTGTATTTGAGAACAACGAAATTAACGGCTATCCAGCTATTGTTTCTAACCAGCTTGCAAACAACGATGTACTCTTCGGAGACTTCTCTCAGTTTGTTATCGGTATGTGGTCAGGTTTAGATCTAACAGTAGATCCATACGCAAACGCTACAAGTGGAAGCGTAAGAATAATCGCGTTACAAGACGTAGATTTCGCCGTCAAACAGCCTGGTGCATTTTGTTTCGGAACATAATATGAAGGTCAAATTGCTACGAGCAACAATGATAGCTGGCATCCCAACGGATGCTGGCTCTATTGTTGAGCTTGAGCAACAATCTGGTGAGTATTTAGTTGCTATTGGAAAAGCTGAGTTAGTTGTTGAAACTTGCGAAGCACCAAAAGTGAGTACAGAACCAGTTGTCGAGTCAGAGCCTACCAATAGTGACGAAGTTGATTTTTCTGAAATGACGAAATCACAAATTGAAACT